CCCGCCGCCGCAGCCGCAGCAGGGCTGCAGCCCCATCCGCCACTCAGCAGATTGCCGAGCAGGCCGAGTCCGACGCCCGCCGTGCCGATAATGCCCGTTGTCAGTGCCGCATTGGCCTTGCCATTGCTTGCGTATTCCATAGTAGTACCTCCGATAAAATAGTAAGCTGGCCAGCTCCTATGCTCATTATGAGGCATCCACGAAGAACAAAAAACCAACTCTTCGGCCACTTTTCGGGCACAAAATGTATAAAAAAACAGCCACTCCATACGGAGCGGTTGCCTTGTATATAGAAAAACGGGGCCGGTGCAGGCACCAGCCCTTGGAAAGAATACCGAATATCCTTTTGTGCTACACACATATTATATACGCTCAGTAGTCAACTGTCAATTACTGCATAACTACCTTCTCAGCTTCACTCAGCACCTTTCGGATGCTCTTTGAGAATACAGGGAGCCTGTTTTCGATATACTTTTTCTTGAAATTCATGATCGTTATTCCGGTCAATTCGTCTGTGGCAATGTCTTTCAGATAGATTACATTCCCGTCAGAATCATCACCGTAAGAATTACTGCGGTCACCGAGTGCAATGTACAGGACGTCGAATTTCTTGTCGTAGTCGAATCCGATGTTATTCTTCTGCAACATATATCGCCTCACCTTCTCCGCAGCCGCTTTTCTTGTTGTTATTAGGATATGCGGTCACAACCTCGCCCGATCCGCCGCAGACAGACACAACAACGTGTGTATATTTGAGCTTCGGGTAGTATGTAGCAATTTTCGATTCTTTTGTGTATATCCGACGTTCGTCCAGCGGAGGGTTTGTGTCGTGACTCGGTAAAATTAGCTCCGGCTCCTTGATCGTCTCCACGATTGCGTCTACGTTTGAAACCATGATGCTGTGGTTAAGCGCCACATGAGAATCCCACTGCTCTTTTGTGCAGAATACTTTTATCCCGCTTCTGTCAACAACTTCGAAAAAATTAGGCATCAATCCACCTGCTCACTCAGGATTTTGGACATCATTGCAGGGAGTGCCTCTGCTAACTGCTCATTCACAATCACCGCAGCTACCGTTTCTTCCTGGTCGCTGTCCACAACGCCATTCGCTCCAACTACTGGATATTTATGCTTAAATGTAAAAACAAACTCGTTCTTTGCCTCGTTCGCAGTAACAGTCAGCGAATTTGCGTAAATAGGCTTGCACATTGTAGTATAATCTCCTTCTTTGCTTTTTATTTCATTATAGAACAAATTAAGCTCATTGTAAATGCAACAGAATATTAAATTTGCAATTTTGCCACAAGAGCCGCCCTATCCGGGCGGCTCCTTTGCATGCTCCCGCAGTACATTCACGCACCGCGCTATGATCTTCTTGACGCCGTTTACGCTCAGGCCCGCGCGTTCGGCAATGCGTTCATGGCTCCAATCGTCAAGAATCTTCCGTTTCAGGATTCCCCGGTATCGCTCCGAAAGAATCCATTCGTCGATCAAATGCTCCCAATCGCTGCGGCTCAGACTCGGCAGCCCCCGCAGCATATGCCCTCCTTACTTGCTATCCAGCACGGCAATATTGCCCTTATTGCTGACCCTCAGCCCCAGCGCGGCGGCGATATCGCGCACCTTGACATAGTTCGTGCCGTTTTTCAGGATGCGCTCGACGGCGACCTCCTTGCCGTCCACGATCATTTTGCTTTTCTCTACCACTTCATCTTCAAACCTTTCCAAGAATTTTTTCCACTGCTCGTTGCCAGTGGTGTGATAGTAGGTGTTCATGTCCGTGCCGACGAACGGGCGCGGGCAGAACTTCCCGGACACATCGTAATGCCTGATAATGTGATCCGCCGGAATGTTGTGCTCCTTCATGAGCTTGCGGATGAGCCACTCGGCATTGTCCAGCACCTTTTTCTCGAAGAACCAGTCGGTGTCGTAGGCTCCCATGCGCTTCGGATTGACCTTCTTCGGTCTCAGCTCCACGCCGATGGAGTTCCAGTTCCGGCACTCCGGATGCAGCGTACCATCTCCGCAGTGCCACGCAACATCCGTATCCTTTACGCACCGGTAAATGATATCGCCCTCGTCTACGGCGTAGTGCGCGCTGGCTCTGGCCTGCGGGTTTTTGAACCACTCGGCCACGCTGGCCGCAGAGCCGAGCGCACCGAAGTAGTGTACGACGATCCATTTCGGCGTGCAGCCGCCCGCTCGATGGTTGATCGGCGTGAGTGCGTCCTTAATTACCGGCATTGTTCGCGCCTCCATCCACTGCGTCCTGCACCTTCTGGCTCTGCGTTCCGAAGTAGAATGCGATTACGACGGCATACACCGTCATAAAGTCCTGGCTGATCTTGCCCACCACGGCCATGTACGCAAATACCGCCGTCAGCGTCAGCGTCACAAGGCTCTTCACGCTCAGGAGATTCCCGAGCCGCTTGATGATCTTATCCATCGTATGTACCTCCATCGTCTTTATCGTTTGGTTTTGCAAATACTCTCTTGAGCAGCAGGAGCAGCAGCTCACCGCCGAAGGCCGCGCCCGCGAACACCAGCACATCCGAAAGGTCTCACGTCCTATCCAGCAGGACAGCGGCGGTTTTCAGGATCATCGCCCATGTGGCCACTGCCGTGAGCATCCACAGGCAGTAGTACACAAGCTCGCGGGCCATACGGCCCTTTGTCCATCGTTTCTTGTCTCTGCGCATCAGCCCAGCCCCAGCTTCGCCAGCGCAAATCCGATCAGCCCTGCAAGGATCGCCGTGATAAGGCCCTTTACTACCGCCTCCCAGCGGCTTCCCGGCAGCGCCTTGATGCTTTTCACATCGGCCTTGATCTCATTCACGTTTTCCTCGATTGCCTCCTGCTTGGTCGCCAGCACCTCCACCGATGTCGCCAGCTGATGCAGCGCCCTGTTGTCTGCCTCCAACTCGTCGATCCTGTGCGAGTTGCTCTTGCATCGCGCCTCCACGGAGGCGATCTGCGCCTGAATTCCATCATCCATCTTGATACTCCTTTCAAAGCTTTCTATTTCGCACTCCGGGCAGACCATCCGTCCCTCCGGCACGGCCCGCCCGCAGCATACGCAGGTATCCATCAACCGGCCTCCAATGTGCATGTGATGTTCGCGCCTGTACCCTTTACGGCAAATGCAATTCCATACTGCACCTCCGGCACTTTCCCGGCCTCCCACGAAAGCGTAAATCCCTTTGCGTCGGAATCCACCGCCATCTTGGAATTGAGGCTGAAATTGTCCGTATTGTAAATGTACACGCCGCTTGAGAACACGCCAGCCGCTGTATACCAGCACATTGCGCTGTCACTGTAAGGGCTTGACGTCGAGCCGCCAGTTACCTGATCTGCGCCGCTCAGCCGGATCGTCAGCCCATTTGGATAAAGCTTGTTGCTGATCTGTATCTTGCTGGTGTGGCCAATGGTCACATATCCCGCTGCCGATTTCTCCGTTCCGGAGCCGGTTGACAGGCGCGTATTATCTGCGTAGCCATAGGTCGCCAGCACGTCCACCGTCTGTGCTTTTACCGTCAAATGGTACGTCGCAGTGAACCCGCCGTCCTCTGTAGTCGCGGTAATATCCGCTGTTCCTGCGGAGAGCGCTGTCACGACGCCATTCACGACGCTTGCCACTGTCGGTGCAGAACTTGTCCAGGTTACCGTCTTATTACTGGCATTTGCCGGAGACACCGTTGCTGTCAGCGTAACGCTTCCACCCTTTTCGAGTTCCCCAGAGGACGCATTGAGTGCAATACCCGTTACCGCAATAGACGCAACGCCAGTGAATACCTCACGGTCGTACCCCGCGCCGAAACAGTAGCTGTAGATTTTCTGCGCGGCTGGATTGAGCACGTTTACTACGAATGCCGTATCGTCTGCCGTTCCCGCCGTCTTGTTGTACGTCGTTTCTTCTCCGAATTCGATCCCGTAATACTCGCCCTTGCCGTTTTGGCCGTATTCATTGTTCCGGCTGAAACACATATTGGGGATCGCTACGCGCCATGCGTTAAATTCTGTCGGTGTGTTGCCGGAAATGCTGTTCAGCTTCGCGGTCTTAAAGCAATGTACATGTCCGTGGAATGCGCAAAGAAACTGTGCACTGTTGGAGTTCGCGAAATTCACATTCTCTCCGCCAACTACAATACTTCCTCCCTCGACATACGCCTTGACGATGTTGGCGCATACGCTCACGACGCTCCAATCCAACGGATGGTGCGAAAGCGTCAGCACCCGCCACCCGGATTTTGCTCCGACCGCCTTCAGCGTTTTCGCGAACCATGCTGCCTGCGCATCCGATACATAGCCCGTAGACGCTTTGTCCGCCGTCAAGCTTTCCGAGGTGTTTAGACAGATCACGCGCAGCTTTTTGCTCTCGAAGTCTCGGTAGCAGTATCCTGCAACAGTCGAGCCATAAGTGGCTCCCTCGCAATATTTCCCGATAAGCTGGAAAAGCTCCGAATCCGGTATCGTCGTCCCGTTCTGCGTGACGGCATACGCTCCCGCGTCGTGATTGCCCACCGTCCGAAACTGCGGTATTCCCTGAAACGCTTCGTCAATGTCCGCGTTGATCTCCGCAATATGTTGCTTCGTCTCCGCGATCGTCGTTGTGCTGGCTCCCCAAGTGTAGTCGCCGAGATAGCAGCAGAAATCGATTCCCGGCAGAATGTAGGCCAGCGCCTTCATCGCCTGCGCCGCGTTCAGGTTTCCGGCCACGATATCCGCGCTGCTGTCCTGCTGGTGCGCATCCGAGGCGGCGATGAATACAATGCTGTCTGCCGTCCGAACGGCCTTCACCTTTTCAGCCACAGCCAGAGCCTCGGCCTTTACATAATCCGGAATGTCGGCGTGCTGGATGGAGTCCGCCGCAGATACGTCCACCTTCAAGGTTTTCCCGCCCAGTATCAGCGGTTTCCCATCTTTGTAAAGCGTTTTTAATGCCATACTCTCACCTCACGCTTTCAGCAGCTCTGCCTCAAGGCACTTGCTGAATTTCCGAACCGCCGGGGTATCGTTCGTGTAGTATGTGATATTGTTCGACACAACCGGCCAGCGCAGATGAATGCCGTCTGTATACATCATACTCTTGACAATGCCGCTGTCCTCGGCCATGTTGACGCGCCGTACGCCGTACTTCTTGAGGATCGGTACGACCGTATCCAGATACGTCTGCTGCGTTACCGGCGGCTCTCCGTTCGCGCCGTTATGGATGTTCGGCAAAATTACGACAATGCTCGCCTCGGGGAATCGCGTTTGCAGCTGCTCGATGCACCACTTGATCGCGCCGCAGCTGGTCGTCGCCGTCTCGCTGGCCGCATCGTCTGCCGCACCAATGGAGCCGGACAGGATATCATTTGTGCCGTATTCCAGCACGATGTAGTCGAACTCGTCCGTTCCGTCGATGAGCTTCCGCACCATCGCCGTCGCGCCATTTGGCCGCGCGGTCGTGGAGTACCACCACTGTGCTCCGTGTCCGGCGCACCACCACTTGATCTTGTACTTCCGGGCAATCAGCGCGAACCATCCGGAGCCTTTGTAGGTTTTCCCGTCATCGCCAGTCAGCGCCGTATCCCGCAAGACATTTTCCATCCAGCGGTCATTGTATGCGCTGGTGATAAACGAACACGCGCTCTGCTCCGTCAGGCTATCACCGAGAACGGCGACCTTCGCCCCGACGAGCTTCGAAACAGCCTGATACAGCGAGGCATACATGAGCTTATTACAGCGCTCGTCAATGTCGAAAAGCTCTGCCTGTGCCGTCTGATACCATGCATCATAATCTTCAAACGGTACGTTCTGTGCGCACCATTTTCCGTCCGTCCCCATGGTTTTGTTGATCCACGCAAGTGCATCCTCAACGGAGCCATTGTTTGCTGCCGGGATGGCGTTGAAAGTCTGTGGTATGTAGAGGGCTTTCGCCGTCGTCTTGTCCGCTCCGATGGCATACTGCTTCGTGTTATTGTTGACTGCGAGGTTTTCCAGCGTGATCGACGCGATGTCGCCGTACTGATTCTCCGGGAATGCCGTCAAGATCTTCGGCACATTCCATGAGGCATTTGTCGGCACGGTGATGTTCGTGTAGATCGTATCGCCCGCCTTGCACGGCACGACCACGCCGAGGGAGCCGTAGGATACTGCGCCGGAGCCTACACTGTTGCAAAAGTACGGCTTGCTGCCATAGATGTGCTTTCCGTAGCCAAGCTTTTTGACCGTCACTGCCCCGTCCTGAACGGTCGTGGTTGCCTCCGGATGCTCCGTCAACCAACTTGATACTGCCGAGGACACCTGTGCATCGGTTGGAGCCGGTACGTCTCCACCGAGCATCACTTCTTCGCCTTCTACTGTCTCCCACGATGTCGGAGCACCGTTTTCGTTCACTGCTGATACCTTCGGAAATTCACCGGCAGCAGCGCCGGTAATGCCGAGCGATTCATCCGTACCGCCGCCCTCCGGGATCTCTACCGTTTTTACCGCGCTTCCGTCGTAGCTCGTCGTCGTATTTCCAATCTTGATGTTGAGCGAATGAGGATTTTTGAGTGCCGTCGGAATCGTGGGGATATCATCCTTGGATGCAACATCGCTCGTTGTCACCTCCAGAGTCCCAAAGGCGTTGATCATAACAGCGAGGTAAGAAGTAATGCCGTTAATTGTCCCGATCCCGCCGAACACACACATCATGCTAGAAACCAGGAGTGCCGGAAGTGTCGCCGGAAGGTTTTCAAAATCCGAGAGTACCGCCTTGCAGATGGGCGCAAATCCCGCCGTCTGTGCAGCTACGATCTGTGCAGCCGTCTGCGTCGTTGCGGGGGACGCCACGCTGCCGGTCACATTGAAATACCAGTTTGTTTTCGTCTCGCCCGTCTGCCCATTCACGCTTTTAACCGGCACATCATCCGCGCTGATGGGCGTAAACCCGAGCGCGCCGACAACCGCATCCCTCGTGACATTCGCATTGTCCCCGTCTGCGCCCTTCGGAATTCCGAGGTTAAGCGTAGGCTGTGCGGCAGTTCCGCCCATGCTGGCCGTAGCCGCGCTTCCTGCGGGCAGCGTCGTCACCGTCCCGATCTTGATGTTCGGCGTCACGCCATCCTTGCCGGGTGCGCCATCCTTTCCGGGAGCGCCCTGTGGGCCGGTCGCACCCCTCGACGGCTTCCCGGTGTCCTCGGTGCCGAGATACCAGTTCCCGTTTTCTCCGATCGTCGGCGTAATGCCGTTTTTACCGTCTGCGCCCTTGAGATCGGCAATGGCAATGAGGTTTGCCCACGTCGCGCCATCGTCGTTGCTGTACTGGATGTAGCCATCCGCGACGCGCATATCGATGGTGCCCGCGCCTCCGGAGCCTCCGCCAGAGCGTGCCGCCTCGTTGATCGCGGCAACAAGGTTATCCTTTGCCTTTGTCGTCAGTTTGGAAAGATCTCCGATCTGGCTCTGGATCGCGTCAAACCAGCGCTTGGACGGCTCGTCCGGCGGCTCTGCGCCTGCATGGAGCGACGGAGCGCACACCGTGTCATAGATGCAGGATTTCACAAGAACGTCCTCTACGCGCCACTGGAGCTGCGCCTTGCCATATCCTGAGTATTCGACGTCCGATGCGCGGACCGTCCAATACGCTGTGTGGCCGTCCACGGAAAGCGCCACGGGGTACGCCTCCGCGTCCCTGCTGGATCGCGGACGCTGGACTAGCAGCAAAGGTGTGCCGCCCGGCCAGTCTGCCTCAAAAGCTGAAAGAGGGAAGGCTACCCGCATTGCGTCGTTTTCGCCCTGATGCCGCAGACAGATTGGCTCACGCCTGCTTGCGTTGATTGTAATCATATGATTTCTCCCTTCTCGGTGTCCAAATCTGGCACCGTCATGCTGGATTTCCAAAAGCGAACGCCACGATCCAGCTGCCGGAGATCCGCAGGCAGACGACGCGGCTCCCAGCCGCAAAGTTCACCGCCGTGTTGCATTTGTAGTGCTTCGTCGTTGCGTCGGTCTGCCCGTCGAAGATCAGCGATAGCCCGTCCGCGTGCTTGGCTGCCACAGTCGCGAGTGCGATGCGCTCCGACTCCTTCACTGCTTTTGCAGTATATTCTGTAAGGCCTGTCACGCGATCACCACCCTTCGCGCAGTGTGCTGCATCAGCTCGCCGACGGCCATTGTGAGCGACCACTCAGTCTCTTCCCATATTCCGCCGATGTCCGGATCGTCGATCGATACGATATCGCCGACTCCATGGCCGCCGGTTGCCAGCGTGTAAAAGGTGATCGTCTTAGTCTCGTACATCGACTCGTTGCGCAGCCGGTTGACCAGCTCCTGAAGCTCGTCCTGACTGGCGACATTGTTTACCTTTGCGACGTCAACGATGCGCAGCCCGCGCCGGAAAGTGGACGTGCTGGAGGTAGGGGAGTCGTTGACGGCAGTCGCCGTCAGCGGCGCGCCTCTGTCAGGATTTGAGCAGATCCGCACAAAAACATTCGGCGCATCAAATAGATCTACCTCCTGTGTGTGGTCGTCTGTGACCGGTGCAAGCTTCAGATCTGTGCTGCTGTATGCGTGATCGATCCTGCCGCCGGTCGGCGCTTTGTACGGCTCCAAGTGGCAGATGCCGCGGCCGTCAAACCATACCGGATTGTAGTTGATCTCCTCCAGCAGTTGGTTGCAGATCGTCAGGAAGTCCGTCCCAGTGTCCCAGTCTTCACGATCCGTCGCCAGCACCGCCGAGGACGGCACGGCCAGCACAAGCTTGATGCCCGCCGCCGTAAGCAGCTGCTGCACCGCCGTCAGATACGGCGTATTCGCGGCGATGTGATAGAGGCCCTCCGTGCGGCTCTGTTGGACGCGCCAGCAGCGGTCGTATGCCTCGATCCGGAGCCGCCGCCCGTATGCGTCCATGATCTCCTCGACTGTGGTCGCCTGAAATACGCCGAGCGGTGTCTCGGCTCCGTCGAGGACAAGAACGGGTTGCAGCTCGTCGGACAGCAGATCAACGTCGGCGTCCGGATAAACCTCCGCCGACAAGCTGCCCTTGATCTCCGAGTCCTTGCGGACGTAGACATTCGGGGCAGCGTCTGCCGCCCACGAAAGCTGTTTGAACTCCGCGCCGCCGCGAAGCACATTGATCTTGTACGCTACATCACGAATCAATGTCCACTACCTCCTCCACGTCCGCCTGTTCCACATCGAACTGATACGTCGTGTAAAATCCGCCGTCCGCAGTGGCCGCAAGCACCGAGAGGCACCCGCTCACCATCTTGCCCTCCGGCGTTTTTACCGCGACCATCTTTCCAACAAGCGCCTCAAGCGCCGCGCAGTCCTCCGCCTCACGGAATGCGCACGCAACCGAGATCGTCTCCGCATAGTGCATACTGCGCTCTATCGTCGGATATCGCCGCCCGGCAAGCTGCACGGACTGTACGCCCCGGCTCAGATTGCGCCCCGTCGTGCGGTGTGTGCTGGCCGAGTAGGGGAGCGGTAGCACGTCCCCGGAGTCAAGATCGATCAGCGTCACGCACGGCACGGATGCCGTCACCGTCACTGTGTTGGACAGCCGGTAATTGGAGCTTGCAGCAAAGCACCCGCGCACCTGGTAGCTGACGCTGCCGATGGAACGCAAATCCGTGTATGTGTGCTCTGTCGTTTTTGCGATGAGCTTCCCGTTGCGGTATATCATGTAAAAGTTGTAGTGATACCCTCCGGCAGCGCTCCAGGAGAGGCGCACCGTGTCCCCGGCCTCCGCCGTCAGATTGATCGCCGGCCCCGCGGTGTTGGCGACTTGCAGCGCCGCCGATCCCCATGGCGACCACATGGCATATTCGTTTTGAACGCGGACGCGCACGATGTATTCACCATCTTCGAGGTACATCGGAGCCGTCCACGTTTTTTCCGTGCCGTAGTATGTGCCGGAGCTGTAAACGCCGTCGATTTCCACCTGGTAGGCCAGCTGTTCCGATGATTGCCAGCCGATAACCGGGCGCGGAGACTGCGACTTGATTGAAACCGCCGGAGCCGCCGGAGCGCCGACGCAGATGAACTCCGCCGCGTCGCTCCATGCGCCCGCCGCGTTGTCCGTGTTGTACGTCCGCACGCGCCAGTACTTTGTTCCGCTCCCGAGCGTGTTTGCCGGGGCGGTGTATGTCGTCTCCGCGCCGGTTACCGTTGCAAGCGCCGTCCATGTCTGCATATCCGTCGAGATTTGCAGCTCCGCCTTGGTCTGGGCCGTGCCGGTAGAAATGATGTGAGTCCACGCAAACGCTACCGGCCTCGATGCGTCTACAATTTCGCCTTTCGGCGATTTTATCGCCGCCGTTGACTCTGCATCTGCGGTCGATAACGTTACCCAGTCTGATGTCGTTGTTTTGCCGCTGTTTGCGGTCACAACGATCCGCCATTGGACACTCGTCCCTGTAAAAGTTTTTGCTGGGACGGTGAAACTACTCGTGTTTCCGGAGACGCTGTGTGAATGGATCGTTCCGCTAGGACCTGTGCGCCACTGAAAAGTTGCAGAGGCTTGGACGAGTCTCGGAGCACATGGGTATGGGGCTGTTGAGCTCCACGTGAAAAGAACATCGCGATACTTGTCAATCGCTCCGGCATTGGGCGACATACTTGATATATTCAGCGTATCCGCTGTGGCGCTTTCATCTATTGTCAATACGAGGTACGGTCTGTTTGCACCGCTCGTCTGTACGGTAAATGGCTTAGCATTTAAAAGAGAAGATTGCAATCTTATACCGTAGGTAACAGCGTCACCAAATAAGATTGATGCGGAAGGGAACTCTGCCCATACCGGGGCGTTCCCAACGCCCTTACGCTGGAATACGAGATTGTAACCAGTCTCATTCCATGTGTCCCACGTTGCAGTTTTCTCGTCAAATTCCTTTGTGTTTGCATGCGCATCATACCAGTCATAGGAACCCTCGGTTGCCAAGAAATAAAAGAACAGTTGCGCACCAGATATCCGTTTAAACCTAAATTGATCCGGCAGGCTCTCGAACTTTACAAGGAGCCGGCTCTCATATGTCCTAAGTGTTACTTGCGAACCAGTATGCACATTCGATCCTCGGTTGTCGGAGTCAAGAAACGCGAAGGCCTTGGAGTAGAGACTTTGTGTTATACTCATTCCTTATCCACCCCCATTCTGTCCGTTCTTCGCTTATTTCGCGCGATGTTGACGATATCGTTGAATTCCTTTACCGTATTGGCCGGGATCGTGATGTAAAATGTATCGCCTCCCGACGCCTGCCGGGTTTCCTGCGCCGTCAGGATGCGCGTACCTTGCGGCAGCACGACTTCCTCCGGGCCGTACTCGCCGATCAGCGTCCGGCCCCCGCGCCAGTAGTCCGTACCGGATGCGTTATAGCCCTTCTGCATTTTCCAATACTCAAAGGTAGTTCCTGTCCCGGACTTTTCCCATTCGTCGCGGAGGTAGCTCTCATAATTGGAATACCACTTTCCGTTTGCGTAATACTGGCCGTAGCCGTTCGCGCTGGTCGCGCGGTTGATGTCGGTCTGCTCCCATTTTTCCTTGAGTGTCTGCGTGTTGTTGCCGTTGCCGTAGGAGTATCCGAAGCCCGCAGCCTTGCCCATCTGCTTCCAGCCGCCCGACCACTTATCCCAGTCCCATATACCGGTCGTGAGGACGGTCGCCGCACCGCTGATAAAGTCAATGGTGTCTGCGATGCCCGCCATGATCTCGGCCAGCGGGCGAAGCGCCTCCGTGAGCTTCGGTACAGTGTCCGACGAGAGCTGATCGGTAGGCGCGATAATGTCGCCCACAGTCTCCAGCAGCATACCAAAGGAGTCCACAAGGCCAGAGTCCTTGAGCGCCTGCCCGCCGTCCCTGATAAGCTTCGTGATCTTCTCATAAAACTCCGTGAGATACGGCGCGAACTCAGCAGAAAGCTGATTCTTCGCGCCCTCCTGCGACTTTTGCAGTCGCTGGTATGCGTCGTCCACCTCGGTAAGCGCCGTCAGCGCCTCATTATCGAGGACGTAGCCCATGCTGTGCGCCTCCTGGGCGTACTGCTTGAGGCCGTCGCTGCCGATCTCGATCAGCGGATTCAGCTCCTGCGCAGACTCGGACAGGATATCCATTGCAATGGCGTCGCGCTCGGTTTTGTTCTTCATCTGGCCGAGGGCGTCGATTGTGTCATAAAACACGTCCTCCGCACTGCGCAGCTGGCCGTCCACGTCGGTGATCTTCACGCCGAGCTTGTTGTACGCCTCGTAGGCGTCGCCTGTGCCCGTCGCGGCTTCCTGCATTTTGTTGGTGGTTTCCTTGAGGCTGTCGCGGATGCGATCCAGGGACACGTCCGTAAGATCGGCCATGTAATTGAGTTCCTGTATGGAATCGGTCGACATTCCGGTCACGGAGCTGAGCGTCACAATGTCGTCTGCGGCTTCCGCCGATTCGCGCGTCATCTGTATCAGCGCTTTCTCTGCCTTTGCGATGGCTACGGCCAGCGCCACGAATCCGCCTGCAATTTTTACAGATGTTGTGTTCAAGCTTCCCATGGAGTTCATGCTTTTCTGCATCCCCTCCGGCAGCTTTATCCCAAACTTTTCTGTAAGCCCACCCACAACGTCGCCGAGATTTCCGGCCTCTTTCCCGGATTCTTCAATTTTTCCCTTGTTCTCATCCAGTTTGTTGTTGAGGTTGTTCAGCTCTGCTTCTGCATTGTTGAGGCTCGTTTGCCACTGCATCGTTCGCTTGTCCGATTCGCCGTATTTCTCTGCGGACTGCTGCAAAGCGGCCTTGAGGTATTCGATTTTTTCTGTTTGCGATAAGATTTTACGCTCAAGTACATCATTCTGCGCAGCCAGTGACTCTACGCTGTCTGCGTTCTTCGCATAAGCGGACTGCACCTTGCGCATCTCGGAGTCCAGCACGCGCATACCGTTTCCGATCTCCGACAGCGCCTGTTTATACTCTTTTTCGCCCGATAGCGTAAATCTCGTGTTGATATTTGGCATATTATGTCCCTCCGCTGAGATATGCCGCCAGGCTCTTCGGCTCCTCCTGCTTTTCAGGCGGTTCCAAAGCCTCCAATAGCAGATTGATCCGATGCGGCGTCATGTTTTTCCAAAAGTCCCGCTCCGGCAGGTGCATCCGGAAGAGCCAGAACGCGAGATAGCCGGGGAAATCAATGCCTTCTCGCTTTGATTCCCCCGGCTGTGTCAGTTTTTTTTAGCTTCCTCCTGCGCGGCGTCGTCCTGCTTGCCCATTACCGCATCCTCAATCAGCGGCCAGATCTGCCGTCCGACTTCGTTTACCTCCCGCAGCGTGAGCTTGCGGCCTACCTCCCGCGCGGTAAACACCAATGGTAGGCCGTACTCGTCCTTGATTCCCTGAGAGTCCGCCGCATCTGTCATCATGGCCGCCAAAAATGTGAGCGTGCTCTTGTACCCTCCGGTTTGATTGAGCGCTTGCAGCAGTTTCCCGTTATACGCCTCCTGCACGTCGCCAATGACCGCCATGTTGCATGTGAGCCTGTATTTTTGGCCCTCGTACTCATAGTCTACGGTTTTCGGCTTGGTCGTCTCCATCAGGTCTCACCCAACTTTCCCTTGATCCAGGCAACGGCCTCCGCCGCGGTGTCGACGGTCTCGGTCTCGAGCAGCAGCTCGTCGGCGGAGTCGTCGGCGAGGAATTCGCCGGTCGTGGTCGGCGTGTTGAACTGGATGTTCTCGCCCTTGGTCTTGTAGGACAGCGAGGGCGGGCCGAAAAGCGCTTTCGGCACCCAGACACAGGTGTACTTGGTCACGCCGTCGATCTTATCCGGCGCGTAAAAACCGACGCCGACATAGTTGGCGATGTCTTTTGCCGAGAATTTCAGATTTTCCTTGCTCGTATCGGATGTGCAGCCGTAGAGCATAGTTTGTGCGGCCCTTTTGATGTACTTGACAGCCAGCGAGATCGTGCCGCCGGTGGCAAGCTTGATATACTCGGCAAGCTTGGATTCCGCGTACAGGCGGCCCTCGGCGAACTTGAGTTCCAGCCGCGTTTCCATGGCGTCGCCGACGTCGGTCGGCTCTGTGTAGGTCACGGTGCCGGACGTGTTTTTATACTTTCCCGCCCGGATGCCGCGTAAGTCAAAACTAGGCATTACAGTAAGCCCCTTTCTTTCAGCTTTTGTGTGAGGATTTTTTCTAGTTCCGCGTTCACGCGCTTCTGCGCGCTGCGGACACCCTTTGTCCAGAAATAAGTCCCGTCGATTTTTCCGTATTCCGCACTGCGGCCGTAATTCAAAACAAAAAGCACGGTCGCTCTGCGCGTTCCGTGCTCGTTTTTGCCGACTGCCGTGATGGTGATATACGGATCTCCGTTTTTGTCCTGCTTGATGGTTTTTCGGTATTTCACGCTGGAGGCGTAGGCTTCCGTGCGGAACCCGCTCGCCCGGACGGCATTTTGCAGCTCCTCTACGATGATATCCCCGGCGGCGTATAAAAGCTCCTGCTGCGTTTCGTCGTCAAACGCGCTGGCCTTTTGGAGCGTCGCCATGCGCTCATCCGTGCCTGAAAACGAGATCTTAGCCATATTCCGCGCCCTCCGTTTCGGCGATGAGCGCGATCTGCGTGCGGCCTGTTTCCTTGTCGTAGGTTTCCATGTCGACGGTGACGATGTAGCCAGCTGCCTCCAGCGCGGCCTTTGCGCGCGTTAAAAGTCTGGCGGCAAAGCCCTCGGCGAAGATGGAAACGGCGTACTGCACGCCGGTCTCGGCCTCGCCGCCCTCGGCGTAGAGCTGCCCGGACTGGCCGAGCAGCTGATAGGTGATGTAGGTTTCTTCCGCGCCCTTGTAGGGCGGGTGGCAGACCGGAATGCCCAGGTCTGCCAGTGCCTCATAGATCATCATGCGCCGTCCCTCCGCTTGCAGGTCAGCTCGGTTTCCTCTGTTTCCTGCCCGTAGCTGCGGACGACGTCAAAGACGTCGGAGCCGCAGACGAGCTGCTGCTCGCCGCCGTATTCCGCGCTGTGCATGCGGAAAATTGCGTCCGTGCGCTTGCCGGCTTGCGCGGCCTGATAATACTCGGCACGGTTTACGGACTTGCGTGCAGCCCATACGGTGGTCTCCCGCTCGAGCTTTTCCGTCGTCTGGCCGTTTACGATGGGGTAGGAGAGCAGGCGCAGCGTGATCTGCGTGTCAAAGATCACAGCAAGCACCTCCTGCTCCGCCGCTGGCTTGGACTGCCCTGTAATCGTCGGACAGCCCCATAGCGTCGCGGATATCTGCAAAGCAGGTCTTCCATTCCTCTCCCCGGCCGCAGAAATCATGCTGCCAGCGGACGTATGCGCGGACGGCGTCCTTGACCAGCGGATCTTCGTCCGCTCCCTCTGCGCCCGCAAGGTGCAGGCGCATGAGGCAGGCGTCGATCTCGTCTTTGAGCTCGTCGTCAAGGGCGTTTGTGGTCAGCCGCAGGGCGGTTTTTGCAACGTTGATTAAAGCCATTGGTTATCCCTCCCTGTTGGCCGCGCGCCGTCAGGCCTTCTTCTTGGTCAGCGTGACGAGGCTGTTGACGTCGGCGCACGCGCCGTCGGCGATCTCGATGGCCTTTGTGACCTCGTCGTCGGTGTCCTCGTCGGTGTAGCGCTTTACCGTCATGCCCATGTTTTCGTTCCACAGGTAGTACGCCGGATCAAACATAAAGGCGAAGACGGTGTCGGCCGTGACCGACTCCGCAAAGGCCGGCAGGTAGTCGCCGGTCAGGATGACCTCGCGGCCGAGGATGTAGTTGACGGGCTTGCCGTTGATGCCGTAGTTGACGCGCGCGACGGGCTGGCCGTTGTTGTCGACCATGCCGACGATCTGCGTCTCGAAGGTCTTCTTGGACATGAACCAGACCGCGCCGTCATATGCCTGCGGCAGCGCAGCTTCGGCCTTGCACAGATCCTTGTAGGTCAGAGCAGTTGTCGCGGCGGCAATGTTGATGTTCTGGCCGGTCGGGGCGGTCTCCGCAAGGATTCCCTTCGGCTGGCCGGAACCGGTGCCGTTTACGATGGCCTGCTCCTTCGCCTTTACCATCGCATTTGCGACGTTCCGGACAAACTGTGCCTCGAACATCGGGTATGCCATGATGGAAACTTCCAGCGACATGGAGATCGCGCAGCGCAGCTTGTGGTACGCAAAGACGATCTTGCCGGTCGAAGTCTTCTGCTTGTCAGAGCCCTCGCCCTCGGCGACCCAGGAGGCCGTCGGCTTGGCCGAGCTGGTCGGGACCTGGACGCCGCCCGCGTAGGACGTGTGTGTTACGCGCGGCAGGATCATGCCGATGGCTTCCATCTTCTCGTAGATCTTCTGGATGGTCGTGGTCGGGATGACGCTGCCGACGTCGGAGGTCTTGGTGTTGGCGTCCACGTTGGTCAGCTCTGCTGGGATCTTCTTGCCGGTCAGGACATAGTTCATAAAGGCCCGCTTGTACTCGTCGGTGTCGTACCGGTCAAGCACGTCCGGGGTCTTGGCGCCGCCGGACAGGTCGACGGACTGTGCCGCCGCAGCCGGTGCCGCAACCTTCTGGCCTGCAAGCGCGTTGAGGTTCGCCTGGATCTTGGCTTCCTCCTCAAACTTGGCGTCGAGGGCTTCGACTTCCTTCATCTTGGCCTGTGCCTCTGCGGTCTTGCCTTCGTCCAGCAGCTTCTGGGCGTCGTCCATGAGCTTCTGGCGCTGGATGTTGTAAATTTCCTTCGTCATTTCAATTCTCCTTTGAGTTTTAAAAATTTCAGTTTTGCTTCTGCCTGCGCCCGTTCGGGCATAAAAAAATCAGGCTCTGCGGCCTGACCTTTTAAAAAGTTTTCCGCGCGCCGGAGCGCGTCCTCGCTGAGCATGCCGGAATAAAAATCCGCCGCCAGCGGCTTCTGGCCGGTATCCGGCTGCATCACGCGGTCAACGAGTCCGAGTTCTACGGCCCGCTCCGCTGTGATCCATGTTTCTGCGTCCATCATGGCGGCGATCTCCGCCTCCGGCCTGCCGGTTTTTGCGATGTATGCCGATGTGATGGCGTGGTTGGCGTCGCGCAGCGTCCCTGCGGTGTGCTCCATCTGGCGGTAATCGCCGCTGGCCTCTGTCTGGACGTTGTGGATCATCATCATTCCGGTTGGCGTCATTTCTGATTCTCCCGCCATGGCGATGATGGACGCGGCCGAAGCTGCGAGTCCGACGATTCGGACGATCACTCCGCCTGCGTAGTTGCGCAGGGCAGTATAGATCTCGCTCGCGGCGAAGATCTCGCCGCCGCCGGAATTGATTTCGACTTCGGCCCGCTCGCCGTTTCCCTTGGCAAGTGCGTCGGCTACGGATCTCGGGCTCGTCGCCTCCATTCCGTAAAACTGATAGAGACGGTGCAGATTGCTGGATACGATTGGTCCGCGAATGCTGATCTTCATGTGGTTTCATCTCCTTTCTGCGTGGTGTTCCGGTCGACCGGCTGCGTGTCCAGCCTGCGGATCGGCTTGTCTCCGCCGTCTACCGGTGCAAGATTGAACGCACGCCGCCATTCGTTCGGCGTCAGCGCGCCGCGGTCGACCAGCTGCAAGAGATTCAGCTTTGTCGAGGTCGACGCGAAATCCCACGCGGAGGCCTCGAATACGATGCGGTTCCCGCAGCCGCGTTCGCGCCGGGAGAATAGCTTGCGGGTGTACTCGCCGCTGAGCTGCTTCAGCACCGGCTCGATCTCGGCGTCAAAATACGCGCTCTGTTCGTCCTCCGTCGCGATGGACGTGACGATATGCGGGTTGGTGTTAAACAGGGCGTAGATGCGCTGCGTGGTTTTGTCCATCTGGGCGGCGTTCGGGACGTAATCCTTGGGGTCAATCTGCTTCGCCTCTGCCTTTGCGTCTACTGCTGCAACGCCTGTTCCGTTAGTCACGCTCAGGAAACTGTCCGCGAAGTCCTGCGCGCGCTTCTTGATATCCTCCGCGCGCATGGACGCGGCGAACATCAGCAACCACCGAATGACGGCGCTGTTTCGGATGGCCTTTACAATGCCCTGATCCGTCGTTGTGACGATCTCCATCAGCGGCACGATGGCCGGAGCAATGGGGTCGCCGAAGATGTCGTTTTCGTAAAAATCCCCGCGCAGGTGGATCACATCGTCGTAGGCAAACGTCAGGACGTTGCCGTTCTGCATGTAAAATTTCAGATACAAATTTCCGCCCGCGTCATAGACAGCGTCTGCCTGCATGGCCGCGACCGGGAAAATTGCGTTCGGCAGGCCGTTTTCATCCCGGAGGATCACGGCAAACGCGTTGTTGTTTAGTACCAGCTGCGCGGCCAGCTTCTCCTGCAGCAGCTGGCCTGTCATGTACTGGTTCGGTTCCTCGAGCAAAAACCGGATATACGGCTCCGGATTTACGGCGAGCTTCCGCGCCGAGGCCGTGACCGTTTCCCGGATGTGCTTTGCCGTCAGCTTTCCGATGGCCTTGATCTTTGGTCGGATGCAGGCGCGGACGATATCGGATTGGTACATCTTGCCGTTGTAGCTGTAAAATCCGTTTCCGCGCTCCTGCACCATCTGCACGGTCGAGACGCGCTTGGTCGTCGTGATATTCGTCAGGAGGTTTTTAAAAAATCCCATTGTCTCACTCCTAGAGCATACTGGTGTATTCCGCCTGCTTCTGATCGTAGATCGTGTAGGCGTCTAGCAGGGCCGCCGTTCCGTCAATGCGGCGCGTGGACTTGCTCGTTTTGTGCGGCTGGATATTGCCGTTTTTGTCCTCGTCGTAGGCGGTGTTTGCCATGCACCACTTATCAATCGGGTTGTTGTTGTAGACGATCCGCTTGGATTCCAGATCGTTCCCGCAGCGCTTCATCGGCTCGGAAAGCGTTTTCACGCCCTGATGCACGGGGATCATGGCCTCTGCTCCAAAGTAATCCGCCATGCTGTCCGTCCAGTAAGACGCCGACCACGCATCATAGCCGATAAATGGTATAAAAATATCGAGGCCTTCCTGCACCTCGACAAACCATGCTTTGACGTCCTCATAGCGGATCTTGTTTCCCTCTGACAATCTGAGCAGCCCGCGCTCATGCCACTTGTCGTATGGGATCTTATCTTCCGTGACGCGCTTTTCCAAAAGCTCCTGCGGCAGCCAGTACATCTGCAGCACAAACAGGATCTCCGGCAGCTCCGGCACCTGAAACAGCACCTTCGCCGCCGTCAGGTCTGTCGTCTTTGAGAGGTCTGCGCCGCCGATGCCGTATCGTGGGTAGGAAAGCACGCGCTCCTGCGTCTTGCCGTCCGCCATGTGGTGCTGCCAGATCAGGCGGCGGTTTTCCTTGTCGAGCTGGAAGGTGTCGCGGTTGTCCAGCTGCTCAAAATTGAGCCAGGCTTCGCTGGAGGTCTCGCGGATGTTGAAATCCTTGCAGACAAGATTTCGGACGAGGGCCGGGTTTTTCTCCGCCCGCTCGACCCGCTCTTTGAGGGCCGTGTAGGACTTGATCGTCCCGAGGCCCGGATTTGCCTTTTTCCAGCAGTCCGGGTCTGTCCACTCGCTGCGTTTGTCGAGCTCGTAAATAAACGCGATCCGGCGCGGGTCGTGGTACCCGTCCGGATCTTCGTAGCCGTTTATGATGCGCTCGGCCTCTTCGTATTTTTCGTCGTAGATATCTTCTCGAATGGTGCCGGCGGTGGAGGTGATAAATCGCAGCGGCTGCGCGCGGGCCTGATCGCCGTCGGCAATGATGTCGTACAGCGGTCTGCCGTTTTTCCACTGATGAATCTCGTCCATCATGGCCCCGTGGATATTCAGGCCGTCGAGCGTGTCGCTGTCCGAGGACAGCGGCTTGAATACGCCGTCGTTATAATCGCTGTCCACCTCGCCGGCCAGACAGCGCGTCCGTTTGCGCAGCGCCGGTGATTTCTGCACCATGCGCTTTGCTTCCTGCCAGATGATCTTCGCCTGGTCGCGCTTGGTCGCGACGGCGTAGACCTCTGGGCCAGCCTCGCCGTCCGCCAGCTGTAAATACAGGCCGACGCCTGATGCCAGCAGCGACTTGCCGTTTTTCTTTCCGACAATGAGGATGGCCTCGCGGTACTGCCGGTTTCCCTCGATGTCGATAAACCCAAAGACAGTCGCGAGCAGCGCCTTTTCCCAGAGCTCCAGCTTGACGAGCTGACCTCCCGCTTTGCCCTTGGAGTGGTGGCAGTAGTTCTCAAAAAACTCGAGGACGTGGTTGGCGCGGCGCGGCGAGTAGTAAAACTCGGAATCTGTGTTTCCCAGCTGCTCCACCACGTGCCGGTAGGTCTTCTGTACTTTCAGGCTGACAGTCTCGCGGCCCGACTGGATCGCGTCCCAATACTCGAGGATGGGGTTGTAGGTCTCCTGGTAGCGCGTGAGTTTCATTCCTCGTCACGCTCCCGGACAAAGCTTGCAAAGCCGTCGTCCTCCTGCTTCTGCGCGATGTCCGGCTTTGGCAGGAGCGCGGTCAGCTGCTTGATGATTTTCTGGTAGTTCGCGTTCGTGGAGTTGTACGCCTGCCCGATGGGCCGGGCGCGGTCATATGGCTCGAGCCGCTCCGACTGCTGGAATTTCTCCGTCCAGCCGTTTTCCCGCAGGTCGTCCGCCATGTCCTCGCACTCGATGCGCATAAAGGCAGCCTGATCGATTAGGCCCGCGACGGTTCCGGCCGCTTCCTTCGGCAGAAGCTTGTAGATCCTCCGGAGTCTGGTTTTCTCGGCGCGGATACGCTGTTCCTTTGTCTTTTCCTGCCTGTTCGCCACAAAAACCGCCTCCTTTTCGCGTGATTTTTGCCGTCTGTCCGCGCGTGCGCGTAGATTACTTATCGCCGCGCTTTTGTAGGGGGGCCTCGCGAACGGCCTGCGTATTCTTCCGAGGTAGGGCGTACGGTGATTCAGCCGCGCCCCGGCCTCGTGCGACGGGGGGGGATCGGGTCGCCGGCGGCGTCGAAGAAAATTTTTTGCGTCAGAGATTTTGCGACGCCGTGCCCGTCAAACTGATCGTGGCAGTCCTTGCAGACGAACTCGAGGTTGGAGTAGGACAGGCTGATGTCCGGGTCGGTGATGTTGTCCGGTGTTAGCGCCCGCTTGTGGTGGACGATGTAGCCCGGCTTGTCCCGGCACTCTTCGCAGAGCCCGCCGTCGATGGTCCGGCGGAACTTGATATACCCGGCGCGGCATTTCTTCCAGCGCGCGGATGCGTAAAAGTGTGCGGCCCATGGCTGCATCCTGTTCCCTCCAATTCTTCACGCTATCACTGTAGCACATTTTTTTGGCCCTGTTGGCTCAATTTTCGCGATAGCCAAGCTCCCGCGCCGCTTCGTATACAAAACGGCTGTACATTCGCTTGGCTGTCGACTGGCTGACATGCACCCGGCGCGCGGCGGATTCCAGGCTTTCCCTCGGCCAGATCCATGCGTGCAGGCGCACGACCTCCAGCACGTCAGCTCCGTCCCGCCATGTCTGTGCGGTATTGATCGCGGCTTGCACGGCAGCATAGTCCTCGTACTCCCGCGAAGATAAAACGCGCACAGCGATATCCTCGACGGCGCGCCCGGAGGAATGTCCGCCCGGCTGTGCAGAATATCCCGGCGTGATCTTCTGGCGGCTCATGTCCCGAACCTGTCTGTCCAGTTTCGGGAATTCGCCGATGGTGCGGCAGACGTTCCAGTACCACCAGTATCTCGGCTTTGACACTTTCCCACTTCCTTCCTGCTTCGTGCTAAAACCTTACGCATATACAAGGCTTAATTTAAGCGGCTCCCGTTCCGCTTGTGCTCTGATCTTGGATTGACTACATACTTATAATATTGATACCCGTACTTTGTCGTCCGTACCTCGACGAGGATATAGCCGCGCGGGGCGACGGGCGGCTGCTTGGGACTGTACTCGCGTACGGCCTCGGTCGCCGGCTCCGGCTCTGGGCGGATGCAGCTTCTGCTGGCCTTGTACCTGTGCCCGCCGAACTCTTTTCTCCAATGCGCGTGCAGGTAGTCGGCCAGCGCCTTATAATCCCGGCCGTGGTCGATCTTGTTGCCGTCTGCGTCTGCGTAATAATTGTGCTCCCGCAGGCGCCGGATCTCGACCACGCTGCCGAGCCCCCAGATCCTGCCGATCTCCTCCTCCGGAATGCCGTCCGAGATCATGTGCAGATGGAACCGGCTCGTTGACTTGCCCTGCCCGTAGACGATCACGATCTTGGCGTTTGGGTATTTATATAGTAGGCGGCGGTAGAATCTGTCCCGGATGAGTTTCATCTCTGCGGCAGTATGTACCTCGTTCTCGTCGTCTAGCGTCAGCGTGGAATACAGGCTGGTCGGGCCGAAGTTGGCATTGACGAGCGCTTCCAGCTTTGCCTCGGAGATCTTCCGGTTGAATTCGTCCTGCTCTTCCCGCGTCTGGAAGCGCGGCTTGCGCGGTTTGCTGGTCTTTTTGTCCGCACCGTCGGACACGGTATAAACGATCTGCGTACATACCGCCCCGGTAAATAACCGGCGCTTGTGTCGTTTTGCCATAGTCTCAACCCCTTTGTCCATTCTGCCCGCTCAAAGCGTGGCCGGAAATTCCGGCCATGCGTTCAGCGATCAGCATCGTTCGTTGTTTCTTTCTGCATGTATGCATGTTCGTTTTCAGATATCGCCCCAAGCCCATACAATGCACGCACCTCATTCATTGTCGGTTTCCTTTTCGGTTTCTCGCTTTCTGGCATAACCTCTTCCAGTCCGAGCGCCTCTATCGTCTCTATCGCCTCAAGCGAATCCATCAGATCCATCGCTCGCCGTTTCAGGCTTCGTAGCTTAAAAAACACCAGCACGCCCAGCGCGATCCACCCCAGCGCGGCAGCAAGCTCCAAAATTTCAATGATCATTTTCTTCTCCTTCCACTCCTTCCAATTCTCCTTTGCAGTATGTACAGCGGCTCGGCAGGCTCTTTTTCAAACCGCCCTTTTTCCAGAGCTCGAAGCACGGTTTCTCCGGTCTGCCGCAGTATGGGCAGCGGTAGACACGGAAGATATCATCCCAGCGCCAGACCATGCGGACTGCGTTTTTCTGTTTCAAGTCCCATCGCCTCCCTCATTGCTTCAACCAGCCTCTTTTCTAGTTTGTCCTGGTCGATCTTCACTTCCATCGTTACGCCCTCCTGCTCTACCCACACGCCGTCTGTGCGCTTCGTAAATCCTGCTGGTGCAAAATTTCTGGCGTGTTCCAGCTCCGGCGTATGCCTGCACTGTGGATAGCTGCATTTCTCGCAAGCCTTTCTGTCGCAAAGGAACAGGATATTCCGCTCTTTCGCCCACGATACGCCGTTCGTCAGAAGAACGACTGGCTGCCCGATCTCCGCCGCAAGCTGCTCCTGAAGCTTTTTCCGGTCGCCGTCACGCATTGCGACTGTGCATTCCAGCAAAATCATTTTCTTTTTTCCTCCACGTCTTCCGGCGGACGGCTGAACGAGAATTCCTTGCGGTTCCCAACAAACTTTGGCTCTGTCCACCTAATCCCAGCGATTTTCATGCCGCATTGCGGGCATTTTTGTGGTCTGACGATTCGTTCTTCGAGTCCAAAGTCAAGGGTGTCTTCTGCGCCAAATGGAAAAATGTGCCGTCTTGCATCGTCGCTCACGCTGAATTCGTCGAAGACATAGTTGCATACCGGGCAAACGGGGCACGAGTCCAAGACCCCCTTGCTCTTGCTTCCTCGTTTTTTGATGTTTTCTTCTGTTTTTCTCTGATTTTCTTCCGCCGCGTCGTTTTCCCGGATCTTTTGGTAGTATTCCAGCAGCTTCTCCTCGGCATTTTTGAGCAGCACGGTATAGCAGTCCGGCACATCCTCTGGGAACCATCCTGCGATAGGGCCGCCGTTCAGCAGGCACTTGTCGCAGTCGTCCGCCCTGCACGCCCCTATTGCCTGCATGATCTCCGCAAAACTCATGTCCTTTTTCCCAAGCCGCAGTGCTTCCCGGCTCTTGTCTTTCTTACTCATTCCTGCGCTGCCTCCATTTCCTTGCGCTCCTGCATAAACCCGTGCAGGAACAGCTCCAATAGATTTGCCGCACCGTTTACCATCTTGGTAAGATCTTTTTTGCTGATCTGGAGTTTTCCGGTCGTTACGACCTGCAAGTCCGGCCTGCCGATGATCTGTACCGTCGGATTCGGCTCGATCGTCCGTTTTCCGTCCTCCTCGATCTTATAGAGAGGCGGTGTCGCCTGCTCCATCACGATCCTCGGGGGATACTCCGTTCCAACGAAATCCACATCCCAATGCTTGCCGTTGCACTCATTTACAAACGAATCCAGCTCTACGGCAAAATATTGCATGATTTCAGCCATCTGTTTGCTCCTTCCCGACGTGCTTTCTCCGCACGCCGTTTTCATCCTCCGTGAGCGGCAGTGCCTTTCTGCGTGCCCGCTCCTCCGGCTGCCATCCGCAGTGCGTGCAGGCCTCGTCGCCCGCGTACTCCATCTGGCAGCATCGCGCCGACTTCGGCAGCGTGCAGCGCTTTTCATCCTCTGCCATCCCTACACCTCCTGTATATCGATCCCGTATTGGGATCGCATCATTTTTTTGTTGCGCAGGTACTCCTTGGTGCGCGTGGGCTTGGACTTTACATCCTCCACCACCAGCTTCCCGCCGAAGCGGTAAGAAAAGTCCGCCGTGTATCGGATCGCGCGGATGCGCTGGCCATCCTCCGTAAGATAGCTCTCCTGCAGCGTAAACTGCGGCTGCAATCGCAGATCTGTAATGATCTCCGCGCGGAGCATCACCATCAGCTCGTCATACCGCCGCGCCTCTTTCTGGCTGTCGAAGCGCACCGCGCCGCGCTCTGCCTTCTGGCTGCCGTATTTCGTTTTCCCTTGGCTCCCCTTCGCAAGGGGAGCTGGCGCCGCAGCGCCTGAGAGGTCGCGCGCCTGCTTCGCGTAAAGCTCCCGCATCCTCGGCGGCATGTCCGCCATGGATTCAAACCGCAGGCCGCTCATTCGGTCGTGCCCCAACTGCAAAAATTGTCTGGCTCGACAGCAACAGCGTTTTTAAAGGACGTGCGCGAAAAGCACATGCCATCGATGTTGTAAATGCAGTCCTTGCACCGCACCACCTCCGCAACGTCGGCGGCGGGCAGCTTCCTGATTTCTGCAAACGCCGCAGCGTAATCCCCGCACGTCCGCGTTGTAATTTCCAACGCCGCTTCGCGGCTGATATAATCACCCGCCATGCCGCACCTCCACGCCTGCCATTTCAAGCAACTCGTAAATGTCCGTTTCATCGCTGTTCGCGAGGAAATTGTCATATTCGTCGTAGTAGTTGTACGCCGTGTATGCGCGGGCTTGGATTCCGGCGTATTTCTTGAGCAACTTATTTGCCCCCTCGATTCCAAACGTGCAGGCATCTTCCAGTTCTTCCATCTGTGATTTCGTGATAAACTTAGCCATCCTTCTTGCCCTCCATCGCCCGCTCGACCTCAATGCCGGTGAATCGGCGGCTGAAATGGTACCAGTTCGTCATACAGTCGCTTCCCGCATCGTCCGGCGTTGCATCCTCATAATCAAAGTAGATGTTGATATTCTCCCCAAATGGTTCCCTGCTGGCGATTACTGCGGTTATGCGCACCGCGCGACCGTCCTCATCTACCCATCGTTCTCCCACCTTGCACGGCAAAACCACCACGCGGCCCTCTTTGTCAGCCACATGCAGGTTGTGTGCTCGCTCAATTCTGGATGTGTCATTGTCAAAAGCTGCTTCGACGACTTCTTTCATCCAAGAAACCTTTTCAGGGCTTAACCTTGTGTCCTCGTAGGCGGCAAGGCAATCCATCATCTCTCGGACACCTGCGGGTTCAACCTCGCAGGGGATCTGTCCGGTCGAGTAAGGATTTTTCGCGCCAACGTAGACCACAACGCCGTTAATCCTTCTTGTCAGTCGTTCCATAGTTCTTCCTCCACATACCGCCAGCTCTGCGGCGGGCGGGTGATGGGCACCGGTTCTGCTCCGAATTTTGTCTCCCGCAGGCCGGTAAACGCCCACAGATCGCGCGGGTGATCGTAAATTCTGAGGTTGGAAATGTGCCATCCGTAGCCGACGCCGCCGTCCAGATACTTCTCCAGCTCGTCTTTTGTCAGGCAGGCATCCGCAAGAAGCGTATCAAGTGGTGTGCAGTCCATGTTCCAATCGCAGATGCAATATTTCGGCGGTTCACAGCTT